AACTAATATTTCCGCTTGTGTAGCATATACATCTAGACCAAAGTTATCGTTACCGTTTAGGTATACAGCAGAAGCATTGTTAGTCCCAGCCCACTGCATACTTACCCACTGGTTGTTAGCTGAATACGTAACTACAGCTTGCTCCGCAGTAGTATTGTTGTTCTCTGCGCCCTGTTGTAGGAAGTCTACGGCGGCAGTGTTTTCGGCAACCGCAATAAATGCCGTAGCGTTGTTAGCATGTGTTTCAATGTCATCTATAGACTGATTATACTCAGTGACTTCTTCTTGACTAATAGTTAGCACTTCTTGGTTGTTAGACACGAATTCTTGTACCGCAGCTTCTTCATCGGGGGTAGCCGCTGTTTCTGCCAGTTCAGCTACTTCTACAACCTGCACCATCTCTACAACTGCTTCTGTAAACGTGTCAATAGCCGTGTCCATAAGCTCTAGTTCTGTTACAGCACGTTCGTTTAAGACAGCGCGGACATCGCCATAAGGCATGTAATTAGCCATATTACTAAGAGCATCATTGTATGCTTGGATCTGTTGTGAGGTAATATGCGCGGACTCTGAAACACTGCCATCAGACATAGCAGTACCAAGATGAGAATACTCAGTGGCAGAACCCACATACGCGATACCTTTATCAATTTGACTTACAATAGCCGACGACGTGTTAACTAAGTTGTCTAACTCACTGGAGTGAGCTGCGGTACTTAGCGCTAATAGAGGTAAAATCATCTTCTTCTTCATCGACATCGCTCTCTCCTATTTTAAGTATTGTATTATACCACTCTTTAGTTTTTTTGCCGTAATCTGGGATGTAAGTTTTGGGGCTTTGTTTCATCATAAGAAACGCCCGCTTACCAACTATAAGTTTACCATTAGATAGTATAGGACAGGGCGTACCAGAAATGAACATAGATTTCCACACATCTACTGACTGGCACATTCTAGCTACCGCAGCTACTTTCATGTTTAAATCAGATAATACTTTTGCATCTCTACGCCTATTACACTCTGGGTCAACGTTGTACCCACCACTACTAAAACCTACACCTACAGTCTGCAGTGAACCCCCTGTACCTTTCAAACAAGTATCCATGCCATTAGACATGTAACTAGGACTTATAGCGCTACCTACAGGTATTTCTGAAGAAGACCCCGCACCATTATACGTGTTAGATACTGATTCATCTTTAGTACTGTTATTACTATTAGCTACACTATTCTCGCCGTGGTAGGTGTTAAGGCTACCTTCTTGGTTGTTAGCATATACACTTACAGCGACTAGCCATAGCAGCAAGACCTTAGAGTATGTTCTGAGCAATTGCATCTGCCCCTAGAATCACCGGAAAAAGAAGCCATAATAAACGTTCTATATTCCTAAACTTATGCATACCCTGATCTAAACGCTTATCCACAGTATCTAACTGGAACTGTATGTTCTTCATACGCTCTGCACACTCTCTTTCGTGGGCATCTAATTTAAGTAAGGCTACGTTGTTACCATCATCCATGATTAACCTCTCCTAATGTTTTGCGCTGCTACGTAGGTTTTTTGGTAGCGTATATCCCTATTAGCACTATTTGGCTTTATTTGAAACCTAAATTCCGTAGCTGCGCTATTACTATTTTGAACAAAAAACGCCGGTATTGTGGGTAACGCGTAAGAGACGGGTACATAAATACTTGACCCTGAGTTTTCTGTGGTAGTTTGTATTAGCGCCGAGCCAACATCAACCCAAGAACCCACAGCACTCCAACCATCATACCCGATATAGGCTGTTGCGCCCGGAGCAAACGGCTGACCACCAGAAATATTATTTTGCCCGTTATCCCATGCTATATAAGTCTTGTCCTGTGTAGCGTTGTAATGAAAACTTTGAATCTCAAGTTTACCTGCCGGATCTCCTGCAACATTGTTGTCAGCTACCTTAACAGCATTCCCTAACACCGGACGTTTATCGCCTGACACAGTAAAATAGAAAAAATAACTATCGGAACCGCCAAACTGTCCCCTATCTACTACGGTACCCAAAGAAACCCCAGTATTAGTTTTAGATTTTTTCTGCAAACGATAACTTGTCTCGACGTTTTCGAAACTCCCTGACGTTTGTTTAGCGAAAAAAACAGGCGATATTTCTATTTTATGGTATTGGGTATCCGCGTTTCCGGGAACAGTGAACTCTGCTACCGTAGAATAAAGATTGTTGTTAGTTATGGTGACTTGCGCTGATGTGTTCATCGTAGTAGACAAGCCCCAAGGAACTATCTCTTCTACATAGGGGAACGAACCATTGTTATCTACATACGCTTTGATTGACTGCTGAGTTGCCAACTTAAATGCGCTGTCAGACACCATATCGTCTTCATCAGCAATAGTAGTAACGGTCGCTCCGCTAGCGCCTACTTTAAACGTACCGGCAACAGTAAGGCCATCTGAAGTTAGTGTACCTGCTCTAGATGACGCTTGGTAGTTAACTTGCTCTACAACATTAGTACCGTTACAAACAACATTATTTTGCACTGCTGTAGGGATGTCAATACCCGTACCGCTAGCAGTTTTTACAGTTACTGTGTGCCCTGTCTCATTAATAATGCAGTATAGTTTAGTGTTGTCAGGGACTATGAGGTTCGCTACAGATGCTATGTCGCCCGTAGTATCAGTTAACCTGAGTATTGCAGCCCTAGATTCGGAAGTAGACCCATTTGCCTCTGTAAGCGTATGAACCGCCGGAGTAGCTGCACTCCAAGTATTAATGGTAGACATGCCTGCAATAGCTTCTTCTACCATATCAGTAACTTCGCCGTTTAACGTGTTACCCCAACCTGTATCACCTGCAGCAGGTTTACCGAATTTGAGTGTGCCTGTATATGATGTGCTCATTATGTAATCCTTATTAAGGCTGTAGACGCTGTACTAGCGGGCATAGCCACCGTAAACGTGCTGTTGTTACTTGTTTTATTGTCCCCAAAGTCTAAGACCATTACAGCCTTATCACCTTGCGTATCGTTATAAATCAACGCCCCACGAGCAGTAAAACTACTACTTGCCCACGTAGCATTAGAAAAAGTTACAAACCCTACACCATCGCCACTAGACGGGGTTACTGTTACTAAAGTCTCACCAGCAGTTGAATACCCATTGCCACTAGCTACTTCGTTGTCTGTAGTATATACCGTAGTATCAGCGTTCAAATTAGCGGTATCCGTGTACAAAGCAATCTTGAAAGAATTAGAACCAAAGATATGTAGGCCTTCTAGTAGCTCTTTCTTAAACGATGTACATACTGTTTGTGTTATAGCCATTGATTAGCCCTCTCTCTGTGGTGGTTGTGCTGGAGCAGGGACAGTCAAAGGCCGTGCTGGGGCAGATGTTGGCCTAAACGAATCTGACTTTAACCTAGTAGTTACAGTATCCACTAGTGGTTGTAGACTCATAATAAACTGTTGGTCGTACCCTTGTATAATGTCTGGTTCTGCTTTCATGAATCTTGCCGCTTCTACTAGGGTAGCGTTTAACAACGCAGAATCGTAGTTTGTACCTAGCCAAGGTTGTTCTTCGTCTCCATCAGTATCTACTATAGAACGTGGGTGATATTGGTACTCCACACTTAAAGTAACACTTGCGTCCCACTTGGGGGCAAGTAGGAGAGTCATACGGCTAGCTTCTTGGTTTGCTGTAGCATCAGAGTCTAACGCGTAATATTTTATTTCTACGTTGCCACCAACCACCGCTTCAGAAGTAAGTGGGTATGCTTCAAACAAAAAATCACGGGCTTTCTGCATTATGGCTTTGCGGTTAGTGTTGGTGTGTTGCACTACACTATGTACATATAAACAGTCTGCAGGCAATACGTATTCAGCCGTAGCGCTAACCGATTGTCCCGCCAAAGTCTTTCTTAGTATGGGCAAGTCTTTGATGAACCCATAGATCTTCTGCTCAGCTTGTTTCGTAAACATAGATAGCTGTGCATCAGTAAAAGACATCTCAGTAATGTCTTGCACGTTAGTCTTTAATTCTGCGTATGTCATAGCCATATTATTCTACCGTCACCGTAACTGTTCCTGTTTTAACTTCCATAGCCATGTTAGGCCCTGCACCTACTGGACTCCAACCCCAGTCTACCGCTCGACTACTGGTATCAGAGGAATCAGCACTTAAACTTGTGTCTGGGCGCGATACACGTAATGCTTCTGCATCTGTAACTGGATACTCACCTTGCATATTTTGTGGGTGATCTTTATCCCAACACGACCTACAAGCCAATAATCCAGTATCTTGTCGCTTAACCACAACCGCTTTCATCTCACGGATTTTTGTACGAAACCCACATATATCGCAGAAGCCAAACGCCTTTTTACCTGTAGCAAACTTCGCCATTATGGGTACCCAATACGCGGCACAAATCTAGCGGATACTTTACTTCTATCTTCTGTAGAAGCCATCTCAAACTGCTCGTCGTACATCTGTTTTAGCATTACTACTCTATCCGATAACTCAGGAGTCTTCATAGCAATATAATAAGCTAAACCAGCTACTAAACAAGGTAAAAATCTAAACGGCATATCTGCTGTATATGCACCTTCACCTGCATCTTCCATACGTCTTAAACGCCAGTAGTTTAGCTTGTATGTATCTTTATCGGGTACAGGCCACACATATAACTTAGGAGCCGCTACACCACGCTCTATAAATATTTGCGATGGTCTACCCTGTGTTAACTTGTTAGGGAGTGAGCTGTAAGTACTTACACTGACACGTGTTACAGCAAGATCATTTTGTGTAGCTTGCACCCCATCATTAGTGCGTATAGTCTGCTCTATAACATCTACCGTATCAGCAGGTAGCGTGTATGACTGCGTACCCTTAACTAAATCTACAGACTTCTCATCTATAGTCCACATATTAACGCCACGGTTTGCCCACTCAATAGTAAGCAAGTTCATAGAGCGTCTAGCTGTTCTTAGGTCATAACCAGAACGCATCTCACGTCCGGCACGTTCCCACGCTTCCTCAGCGATCTCTGGGAAGTCCATATCAAATGATGTAGTACCTGATGTAGCCATTACTTACCTACCTTCTTCATAGCTGTTTTATGTGACTCACTAAAACTAGCGCCTTTTTTCATGTCTTTCTTCATTTCATCCATGTGCTTTTTGCTATGGTGCACAGAATGTTTTTTCAAAGTAGTCTTTTGTCGTTTAGTTAATCCACCTTTCTTAAAGTATCTACGCATCACTTACCTCTACGTTTTAGTGACTTTACTCTGCGTGGAGCACCTGCAGGTTGCCCTAAACTTTTCTTTTCTCTTACCTTCTTACTCTTCTCAGAACTAGACATCTCGCCTGACGTTTTAGGAGTCTTAGAAGATACTCGTTTACTAGGACGACAGTATGGCGTACCACGACCATCACCTTTCTTTCTACCACAAGCCTTACCTGTACTAACGTCTTTCCAATCTTCCTTGAACCAACGCTTTAACGCAGCACCCTTCGCTGTTTTGCGAATCTTACCACCAGACTTATAGTATGTACGCATTACTTACCAGCCTTTTTCTTCCGGCATTTAGCTATAGCTCCAGATGCATACGCAGAAGGGAAGACCTTGTAGCTGGCCTTCACCTTCTTATAGCATGAGTCCTTTACGGTACCACCTTTCTTATAACTACGTTTCTTACCGCAGCCACAAGATTTTTTGTAGTCCTTTCTCATTAACGCATCTTACAGGCACGAACGCCTTGCTTAGCAATGCCAGCACCGCGAACCTTACCGCCTTTTTTATAGCCGCCACAAGAACCGCCTTTCTTAACCTTACCGCCTTTCTTCATCATAGGCATAGGTGGCTTCTTAGGAGGCATACCCATACCACCGCCCATACCGCCCATTGGAGGCTTAGGAGCACCGCCCATAGCAGCACCAGCACCAGCACCGCCCATAGCAGCACCAGCACCGCCCATTGGAGGCTTAGGAGCATCTAAAGGGGACGACTTAGTGGTGTTGTTTTTCTTCTTTGCTGGGCCCATCATTTTTTTGGCTTTAGCGTCTAACTTCTTGTTGTCCGCTGCTCGCTTCTTAGCTTTCTTTTCTTTAGCGGTAAGATCTCTACCTTCCATAGACTTAGCTTCGGAATCTTTAGCTTTTTTAATTCGTTTGGCTATAGCATCTCCCGTAGCCTTATTACCGTCAGCAACACTTTGACCAAACTTAGCATCTAAGCCTTCAATGCCGGGCATAGAATCACCAATGTCTCCGCCTTTCATGTAACCTTTTACTTTCTTGCCCTTC